TGAGCAGATAGGTTTAAAGAAAGATGATCAACTGCCACTGCTTAAATGGTATGCTCGTTTAGAATTAGGAGAACAGATCCACGAATGCGTTGTGAAGAATGGATCCTGCGGGTTTGAAGCGGAGCTCTAGGATGTGGTTTCTCGTTCTCGTTCTCGTTGCCGTTTTATATTTTATGTTATTTATAGATTAGGCATGGTGTGCAGCTCCTTCAGGGAGCTGCGTGCTTCTCCCGTTCCCGTTTGTTGTTCTTACACGCGGTGGCGTGTAATAAATATAAAAGCTCCTTCAGGAGCTGCGAGCTGGTAGCTCCTGCTGGATCAAAAAATTTTTTATTTTAGCTCTTGACATTAATAGATTAGCATCTTATATAGATGGGATAACAAGGAGGAAACTATGAGTACAACATATACAAAACAAACGCTAATTAATTTCTGCGACCTAAAGAAAGGAGATGTTATTAAAACGAATCATCTCCACCCGCTACACCATGTCACAGCTAAAATAATGGAAAGCCCAAAACAAGGAAAGGGAGTTAAACAAACTATTCTTTGTGAGGTACACGGTAGCCAGTTAGGATTGTTCGATGAGATTGGTTCGATCTATTCTAAACAAGTGTTATTGAAACTAAATGCAGACAATAAAACTTGGGCGAGGGTTGTTCATGCTGCTTAACTATAACTCGCAAACTAAAATGGCGAAAGGAGAAAAGTGGGGATGGAAGACGGCCATCCTCCACCTCGCTCCGTTTAAACTTTCAGGGAAGAACGTGTGTCCTTCAGCATCTAAAGAATGCGCTGCAGCGTGTTTGAATACTGCTGGACGTGGACAGATGGGCTCGGTCCAGAAGGCTCGTATACGTAAAACAAAACTCTTCTGGAAAAACCGCCAGGAGTTCATGCAGCAGCTGGACCAGGAGATTGGTAAACTCAAAGCGCGTGCGAAGCGTAAAGGATTCAAGTTTGCCGTACGACTCAACGGGACCTCAGATCTCGCTTGGGAACGGTTCAGCTGGATCCAGGGTCAGACACTAATGCAGCGCCATCCTGATGTACAGTTCTATGATTACACCAAAGTACTTAATAGAGCACTCGCGCCGTTGCCTCGTAATTATCATTTGACCTTCTCGGATTCTGGAAGCAATGATCAGGAGCTGGCTGCAGCTCAGAAGGCAGGACGGAACATTGCTGTAGTCTTCAGAGATAGGTTGCCTCGTACTTATCAGGGGAAAAAAGTTATAGATGGTGATAAGCACGATCTACGTTTTCATGATCCCGCTGGTGTAGTGATTGGATTGGTTGCCAAGGGGGCAGGAAGGAAGCTGGTGAGTTCCTTCATCAGAGAAGCTCGTTAATGGTTTGGATTATCGTGTTTATATTATTTACTATCCTCGTTCCTGAATTCTTTTGGCATCTCGTTGGGGTTACCATCATCATTCTGGTGCACATCTGGGAGAAAGGTGGAAGTATGTTTTAATCTCGTAGGTGCGTCATTATGACCTATAAATACAACTATAAAGCGATTGTATTATTATCCCATCATGATAATATGTAGAGTATAAACTTTAACAAGGAGTAAAATATGGGCTTAGATATGTATCTCGTTAGTAGCGATAAACATCTTGAAGCGTTCGAAGTAGAGAACAGAGAAAAGAGAGAAGGCGAAGAAGAGCAGGAGCAGGAGATTGGGTATTGGAGAAAGCACAATCGTTTGCATGGTTGGTTTGAGCAGAAGTGGTTAGACCGACACCCTGATGTTGATGAGAACTTTAATTGTCTTAGGTATTACGTTTCTCGTGAGGACTTAGATGAGGTGATTGAAGCTATTAAGAAAAATAATTTACCTGCCACGCAGGGATTTTTCTTTGGTAATGATAGCTACAGTTATGAAGATATTGAAGAGCAGAAGAAAGAGGACATTGAAGTATTTGAGAAAGCAAAAAAAGAACTTGAAGAGGGGCGACATGTGTTCTATTCAAGTTGGTGGTAAATAGTTTAGAGGCATTGGCTTACGAAGTATAACCTTGTTAAGTAGTACGGATACTGAGTGCCTCGTTCACGGCTCGGTTAGCGCCAAGGGGAGTTTCCCAAAGCTGACCATGGTAAGTTCGCTGATGTATCGTTAAACATTTGGAAGCGATTAAAATGTCCAGATTTGGGGTGATGACCCATTTAAAAAAGCTTACCATTATATGAGTGGTCTTTTGTCAGAGTAGCTCCTGTTATAGACCACTCGCCAATCTCGTTCTCGTTCTCGTTCTCGTTGGATTTCTAATTTTAAATATAAATATATTCCTTCCCAAACGGCATGCACCACAGGTCGCTGGGGTTTCATTTCGTTAATCTGTGTCAATCTATGAAAGACTTTTTTATCCACAAACCGATAAAAATAGTAAAAATTTATTTTTTTTAACTATTGAACTTTGCTTAAAAATAATTATCTTATCTAAGATAAGATAAATAAATTATCTTATTTAACAACAAACAAAGGAGTAAGTATGAGTAAAAGAGTAAAACAAGAACTGCCTTTAATAACAAGTGCAGATAAAAAAATACTCAAAAGCTATGTTGCTCAATCATATCTTTTTAAAAAGTATTCAGCATTAAGAATGGATACTAAAGATATTGTTGCGGGTATTTTTGACAAAGTGCATACAAATATTGTTATCATTGATGACAAAACTTTTGTGCAGATGATTAAACGAACTCAAAAAAGATTCGATTCAAATTCTTTTATTGAGTATGTGAAATCAATTAATGATAGTGAATTGCTTGATTGCATTAATAAGTTTTATAAAACTATTGATACAGTTGAGTACAAACCTTTTAATGCTGATTATGATGTAGCAATTAAAAAAGATTTAGGGGGTTTCGATGCCAAATAATAATTTACCCTCTAATTTAATTTCTACTTTGTTAGCTGAAAAAGTTGGAACGAATGTAGATACATCAAGAATTAACTCTCTCATAAATGATGAGAGAGTTAGAAGTCTTAACTATGAAATACTTTATAAATTCTTAGAGAGTGCGGTTGAAGAATTTATTTTAGTTAATCATGGAAACCCTTTAGCTGATGACTTTAGAAAAAAGGTTATTGATAAAATGGGTGATGTACTTAACTTGCTAATTGGCAAAGCTACTGATGAGCAAGATATCAATTAAGTACGCTAACGATATACCCCCGATAATCTCGGGGGTGTATCTACTTATTAACTCTAAGAATAATAGAGTTGATTATGTCGGTTGCTCAAGGAATGTATATCAATGTGTTATGGGTAGTTATAAGTTGAGACCTATCCATAAGCTAAGAGTATTAAAATGTTCTAGTGCTAACCTTACACACTATCGGTCTAGAGTATCCAATCTATTTAGACCTAAGCTGAACTGTATCCGATACCAATAGAGGTACCAAAGCCCTACTCAATCTAGGTAGGGCTTTCGGCCTACCCGACCCCCCTTTGTGTGCGTTTATGTATCTTAGCGTTAGGACTTTACAACCTATTACATACAAGTATACAGTACTAAAAACTTATGTCTCACGAATTATTAACCACTGAGCAGTTAAGAGATAATGTAGAAAAATTATTTATCCAACATATTAAACTTTGTCAGGATAATTTTTTGTATTTTGTACAAACTGTTTGGCCAGATTTTATTTGCAGAAAAGAAAGGGACCCAAAAAAGTGGGGCCACCATCAGCACATTGCATATGAATTAACTAAAATTTCTAAAACAAAAGGAGGTAGACTGATCGTTAATATGCCTCCGCGTCATACAAAATCAGAATTTGCATCTTATCTATTCCCAGCATGGATGATTGGTAAATTTCCTAAAATGAAAATTATGCAGGTTTCTCACAACGCAGAACTTGCTGGAAGATTTGGTAGTAAGGTTCGTAACTTAATGGAGACTCAAGACTATAAACAAATATTCGGAGATGTTAAACTAAGAGAAGATAGTAAGGCTAAAGGCCGATGGGAGACCAACCTTGGCGGGGAATACTTTGCAGCGGGTGTAGGCGGTTCTAT